TTCAAATAACTTGTTCGGCATCGCTGCCATAATAAGAGGTGCTGGAATCGACGCGCCTACGAACCCGTACGCATACGGGCGTATTGAATGAAGCATGTTCGCGTAGACTTGAGGCTGGAAGACCGTGAACTCATTTGCGTATTGTGTGTTTGACATGTCCTGATTTGGGAATATCGCCACATGATATCCTTCAAGTTTGAACGCACGGAACACGTCAAAGAAATAACGCAGGTTTATCTGTGCGAGGTTGGGATTGTCTGGATGATATTTTGTACCTTCTACACTAACTCCGCCTTCGTAGATTACAGAGTCAAGACATGGACGCGGTACAAGTTCTTTTTCATTAAATATGGAAGAGTCATCAGCATATGCTATGATAACACGGTTCGGTTTATCAGCTGAATATGGGTGCGCCTTGTCTGAGGCTGCTTTGCATGCTTCGCTAACATGGACAATCGCATCAGCGCTCATCATTGCTCGTGTTTCAATATTCCCACATTCTCCTTCAGCATGCATAAGAAACTGTGGGTCATGAACATCAAAAATAACAGGACGACCATCGGATACTTCCTTGACTACGGGAACCATCCAGTCTGGCTGATTGTGAATATGAAATATATCCGCATCAGATGATTTTACAAGATTAACAAGATCATATTCATTAAGATATATACTATTAACAGCGAAACACTTTACAAATGCCGGTGGCTTCTGCTGGTAATTGTAAACAGTATATCCAGCACGATAGAGCATTGCGGCTTCTTTTATGACACGGATACAGCACTTGTCGCTAACCATTGCTATCTTTGGTTTTCTATCCATTTATTTTCTCCTGTTTGGAAGCAGATGTTTATAAACTTTTTCATACAAACGTTCGGCAGTTACCGGTATCGAATGTTTCTCTTCAGCCCATGTACGATGTCTCTCCTTATCAAGACGTATCATTAAATCATCTTTCGACAATATATTTTGCAAGGCAAGTTTAAGTTCTTTATCTGAATTGGCTATATGCAATGGAGGAACACAACCATATTCCTGTTCATATAGTTTCGTGCTTGCAGTATTTGTTATTACAATTTTCCCGAGAGCTGAAGCTTCAAGTGCTGTGTTTCCCCATTCACAAAACGGCTTCCCGCTGAGTTCAGGTTTGATTGTTTCAATTATTATATCACATTGAGACATACGCTCAAGATTCTGCAACCATCCTACGCGAAGTTCATTTGTGAGTTCTGACAATCCTACGTATTCGAATCTGTCTGAAAACTCGGTGTCTTCTGAAAGTTCGCGTATAACTTGGTTAATTACATCAGTTCCCTTGGATTCCCATGAACTTGGAAAATGTCCTATGATTAATTTTTTCTTATCCTGTCGTCCATATACAGGCTGAATAAAAGAAGTATCCACAGGATAATAGATGAGATGTTCATTTTTAGCGCCTTGGCTCAATAGTGTAGGAAACTGCATAATAGATGCATTAACAAAATTATTAAATACGTTGTTGCACATCATTGGGCGCATGCGATATGTACTTCCACCATGTTGCGCAACTACTTTTTTATCTGTTATGTTAACTCCGGTATCTACTATTGTCGATGCTATGAAATGAATGACTTCCGCCTGTTCAGCGAACCACCGCAGTTCAGGAACTTTGTAAAGTTCAGGGTGCGCAGATAATTGTGTGGCACGTGATATATAAATACTTACAGCAATTTGTTCCGGATATGACATGGTGTGTGGGAACCCTTTGAATGCAACAACATTATACCCTAGATATTCAAGACACTTTTTGAATCGGTAACCGGTGTTTGCCCAGTCGTGATATGATAACATCAACACATCAATCATTATTTTTTCTCCTGTTCATACTTGTTTACATACCATTCTATAGTTCGTTCGAGTTCTTTACGAAAATTATCTATATATCCTATTGGAATCTGAATATCATATATATTAGGAAATAAAAAGATATCGCCACGTTTTGGAAGTTCATGATATATCTCACACGGTTTGCCAAAAATATCATATATCATGATTGCCAAATCATCAATTGTAATCTTTACATTTGATACAACATTATATACTATATTAGAATAGTTATTGACTAACACTGTAATATTTGCATTAACGACATCATATACAGAAGTAAAATGACGTACTTGATTACCGGTACCGAATATAACTACTGGTTCATTATTATAAATTCTGCGTATAAAAATCGGGATTACACCCCCACTATTGCTGTCATCTTGTCGTGTGCCGTATACATGATAATAACGCAATATCGTACTCATTCGTTGCAGTGAATATTTTTCATGTTGACGTATATAATTTTCTCCGGCCCATTTGCTTATACCATAATATGAGTTTGGAGTACCATCCATTACAGAACCGCTTGATGCATGTACCAACCGTTTATCATATTCATTGCATGCTTGTGCAACGTAAAGAGTACCTATACCATTAACCATCATATCTAATTGTGGGTCATCATAACATACCGTACACTTCGATGCAGCTTCATTGAATACAACATCAGCTTTTGACACAAGTTCGAATACAAGATCACGATCTGTTATACTGCCTTCGACTATATCGCAATTGATACCTGCAAGGTTTTCGCGCTTACCAGATACAAAGTTATCAAGTACGGTAACATGCTTATTATTTTTAGACAAATATTCAACGAGATGACTTCCAATAAAACCAGCACCACCGGTTACGAGAAACGATTCATATGGAATGTGCATTATTTTTTCTCCTGATAAGTTTGTTTAATAATTGATAATATTTGTTGTGCTGCTGTACCATCTCCATATATATCAATATGTTTTCCTAAGTTATGTTTGCTATTGTAATCCCCATATAATACATTCCATCCAGTATCAATTGTTTCATGCCATTCTGTTTCTCTGCGCAATGTTATACATGGGGTATAAAGCCAATATGCTTCTTTTTGAATACCACCGGAATCAGTAAGAACAATATCTGCATATTGAATATAACATAATGCTGTATCATAAGAAAACGGATCACACATTATTATATTATTTGGGATGCGTATATGATAATCTATAATTTTCACGGCTGTTCTCGGGTGCACTGGAAATATAATATCTTTATTATCTGAAATATCCACACAAAATTCAATAATATCACGTAAAGTTGTTTTATTGTTAACTGTCTCGGCGCGATGCAATGTCATAAAATTGTACGGGTTAGTGATATTGTGTGGTTGTTTGATATCAAATAACTTTAAGACATCATACATAACATCGCCAACATTGTATATATTTTCTATTATATTTTCTGTTCTTAAATTATTAACCGCATGTTCTGATGGGCAAAACAACATATCTGATAACGAATCAGTAACAATACGATTTGATTCTTCGGTCATCTGTAAATTATGACTACGTAATCCCGCTTCAATATGTACTATTGGAATATCATTTGATGAAGCTGCTAATGATCCTGCTATAGTTGCGTTTGTATCTCCATATACCATAACAATATCTGGATTAATTGCATGTAATATTGGACGTAAAAGTATAGATGTATCAAGTATCTGTTTCGCATTGTTATTGTCATGAATATTGAGATAATAATCAGGATGTTTGATATTTAATTTCTCAAAGAATATATCTGACATATTATAATCATAATGCTGACCTGTATGAATAAGAATATCTTCGAATCCAAATGATTCCATGTGTCTGCTGACTGCATGATATTTTATAAATTGTGGACGTGATCCGATGATGCTTACTATTTTTAATTGACTCATGTTAATAATTCCAGTATATTTTTGGGGAGATATAAACTCATGTATACCTCCCCAAGTTTAATTATGGTTTATCGCTCAGAAACAACCTTGACCCAATCAACATAAAGATTCTTTGCTGAACCAGACTGAGATTTGATGAAGATCAGAGGAGACATTTCCTCACCATCAGGAACTTTTGTAGTACCGGTGTCAACGGTACTTGCAATTGCTGTTCCATCAATATAACCAGTGATTGTCGAATCACCATCAAAGTGCATACCATATGTATGCCACCCTTCGTCATTTGTCAGAACCGCTTGATCGCCATATGCATACGCACTGCCAGTTGTCTGGAATGCCCAATGCACACTTGGATTAGAAGCTTCCCAAATAACAAAACCAATAAGATCTTGATCTGAGAAATCATTACCAGCGTCAGCAATAAAATCTGTGCTGAGACATCCTTCGTTACCGAGACCAATAAAGACTGATACTTTGCCTTTGTGCCCAACTTTGACGCGGGCTTCAAACCACCACTGGTCGCCACTGGATTCAACAAACTCAAGAATATTACCACTGTCTCCACCGAGTCTCATAACGGCAGCATCATTATCAGTAGCAGTCAAAACGATATGCAGGACTCCACCTATATCGGTTGATGTCAAAGCATATGCTGTTGAATCACCATCGTCTGTAGAAGACCAAGGAAGAGGAGCTGAACTGTCAGCGGCAGGGTCTCCGACAAAGTCATCCATGAAATAAAAATAACCGGAAGGATCGGAATACGCTGTCGAAGGACAGTTTGCCCACATGCCGCTTGTAGGGTTCGGGCCTTCGAAATATGTTCCGTTCCAGTTCATTTCAACATCGTTACCTGTACCAAATTTGAGACTGTAATCATCATCAAATTGAAGGTTGGTATTGATTGAAATTGCAGTTGTATCGGTTGTCAAACCGACAATTGTATCTGCTTTGAGTTTATAAACAAGAAGCTCTTCGTACCTAGCCATTGTTTATTCACATTACCTTTCAGTGTTCATCAGAATGGTTACTGATGTGTGTTATTCTTCGACGGAATAATCTTCACGATATGCACCGTCACTTAGTAATTCGTGGAAATCTTCAAAAGCCACAACAAGCGAACCGAGAGAGCGAACAGAACCCTGTGCCCGAACCATGCGTCTCGTATCATCAGTGTTTATCAGTACCATCAATTCTTCCTTGTACATGATATTGATAAGTTCAGATACAACGTCTCTTGCATGATCTGACAGAGTTGCTATCTGCTTCAGTTCATCAAGTTTAAACTTCCTCATAGTTTACTCCTGCATAGAAGTGGGTTTTATTTGTTAACGAAATAAGAACTGTCAACTCCTCCGAGTCTGCGTCCGTCAGGTGTGCGATCTGACATGGCAGGAGGCGTTCCGTGGTTTGTACTATTCATGTTTTTGTTCATCCCCGGCTGTACAGCATTCTGCTGTTGCGGAGGAAACATCTGGACTATTGCTGCTATGAATTCCTCGGGCGATACCTGTCCTGCGACAAGTCCCTGTACCAGCGAAGCGGTCTGCTGTAGCATCTGCTGTTCCACATCTGACGCTTCAATCTCTTCTTCAGATGGAACTATGTCATCCGCTGGCATATTGAGAACTTTGACGACTTCGCGCAGAAGATTCGCAGCGCCTTTCTTTCCTATAATTTCCTGATACATCGGTGATGTTGCGATTGTCTGAAGGAATTCAACGCGCTGTGCCTGTTGATGCTCCTTCTCGACTAATGATAGTGTACCACGAGCGACGATTTTCAAATCTGCTTTGATTGATTCATCAGGATCATATAGCATATTGAATTCGTACAGGTCACGGATAGAAGGTTCTATGATATATGTATCAAGGTTGGACAAGACGAATTTGATTCCTTTACTAGCGTTACCAAGTAACATTGATAAACCAGTCGCTGTATTATGAGTAGGAATAAAATTTTCACATATAAATAGACTATCATCTGAATCTACTGATATGCAAGTAGCATTTTCCATTCCTAAATATTCTATACCAGTAATAGCAATATGTGTTTTTATAGCATCTTTAACAAGCAATTGTTTTCTTTTTAGATGAAATACTTTTTCTCCGAATAATTTAAAATATACCCTATAATGATCTCTACCAAAACATTTTACCCCACATATTTCAGTATTACCTACTCCTTTTTGTTTATTTATACTTCTAACATATCCACCAAGAGATTCAACTAATTTTCTAAAATCATATATTAATCTTTTAGATGAACTACAAAATACTGTTTGCCCACGTTGTGTACAATATCCATCAGTATCCATAAGTCCACGTAAAAGTTCAAGTCGAACTTCTTTTGTATTATACAAATAATCTTCTGGAATGAATTTATCAATACCTTTACAGTTAAGACCATAATTATGATAGTATTTTCTTATACCTTTTATGTGTTTTTTATATGATTTATTGTTTGGTCTATTAATTCGTTTACCTAATTGATATGGTATTCTATCAAATATTTCATCATCCATTCCAACTAAATTACAATTAGCATCACCATCACCTAACAATATACCCATAGTATATGGATCTATTTTTATTTCACGAGCTTTAAACTCAATGCTATCTATCAAAGGAAGCATCCATTTTGGACGCAGATATCCATCTTCTCTTGTATAACATATTCCATTGTTATATACTTTTTCTCTAGTTTTCCATAATATGCCTTTTTCTATAATTTCTCTTGTTGTTAGTGTGTGAAATTTTCTATTATTGCGTGTGCGAACACTCCATCTATGTTCCATATCACAATCAATATGTGTACCATTACTAAATTTTATTCTAACAATATCACGTTTTCCTTGCGGGAATACTCCAACTACATTTGATGTAGTACCATATGTATTACATACTTTATCTCCAATCTTTATATTACGAATTGGAATTGGCCCATATGGAGTTAAAACTTTTTCATAATCTGCAAGAGCTCTTCCGGCTCCACCAATATTGGTAACTGAACCATATGTATACGCAGGTATACCAGTATAATCGTCTGCAAGCCGTGCGAATTTTTCATAGACAGCCATAAGGGTATCGGCATTGTCGTTCGGCTGGAAGAATCCTATCGGAGGACGGCCTCCGCCATACGAACCACCGGCAGAACCGTCATACAGCCACATCTTCCAAGGATACATATTACGTACATCCTGACCTGACGCAAGCTGGCTTACATCTACATATCCCTGAGGGCCTGACGCTATACCCATATTGTTTGACAATGCACGAGCCGAAGCATTGCACATCGCCTGAAGATCTGACATTACTTCTGGTACACCTTGACCCCACCAAGAATCAGGAACAAGTTCGAAGGATGTTTTATGATACGGTTTACGACCTATTGGTGACGGGTTTATGACAGCCTTTATAACATCGTCTCCAACCAGCCATGCGTTGATATGGTAATCGTCAGTGTTGCTTTCTATTCCTTCAATACCGAATTGGACTAGGAGTTTCCCGGGACAGCTTCCCCAAAATTCAAGAACTTCTATTGTATTATCAGGAGTATTTGTTATATTGTCATCGTTCTTGTTTTCAGCTTCTTCCTTGAGTTGGTCATCCATGATTTTTGTACTATATCCTGATTCTCCATACTTCTCAAGAACAGAACGTATCTTCATTTCATCGAATCCACGTACACCGATAAGTTCGTTCAAATCTTCACGTGTCATTGTATGACGTTCTATTAGATAACCATTCTCGACATTAGTTGCTGTAGGTGAAGGATATATATCAAATGGGGATACACGCTTGTATTGGACTACAAATGTATCATCACGTATCGGAACCCATCGTCCGGTACCTTCCTGTTGCTGCCAAAGAATATCTTTCTTGCGTACCGCAAGAGGGCCTTTCAGTACACCTACTTTATAAGTAGCGATGTCACTGATAACCTTTTCCAGTTCTTCGCGCCAATTGGCTTCCGCAAGCTGGTCTGCTATCTTCTTTGACATCTTGGCACATGCTTCGGCAGCGCGTTTCTCTATTTCTTTCTGTACGTTCTTCTCAAGATATGCTTCGTATTCTACTGGATTTTCAAGTTTAAGTGCTGGGTTTATGGAAACCTGCTGTTGTACATACTGATTGATGTATTCTTTTTGACCAATTGGAATATCTGGTATCGGAGTAGGACGTATAGTCCATATAGCATCACCAACAGGAGATAGAATGTCACGTATCCACGATTCAAGAGCACGGCATTTGATGCTGGTTATCTTCATGAATATAGTTGAACCGCCAAGCTTCTTGATTTCTGCAAGTTTCCGTGCGGTATATTCACCTCTGCGCTGAAGTGCTGATTCGTAAAGTTCTTCTGTTACTTCCTGCTTCGCTCTCTGTGCTGCGTTCCATGCGTTCTGTATGTACGATACAAGCGTAGATTCACCGGATAAAGCCGGTTGTCTGCGTTCACTTTCCTTTATGGCTTCGTCGAGTGCTTTGCGCTGTACAACCTTCGCTTCTATACTACCGGGAACTATCGGTTCATTATCTCTATTGGCAGAATTGGCTGCCATTCCAACAGGATCTGCCATTTATTATGTCCATCCTTCTGCCGAAACTATCTTGGGTTCAACTACTATTTTGCCTTTATGCATAGGTTTCTTCCATGTCAATGCCAAACATCTGAACGCATCAGCGGCGTGAGAAGTTTCGTCGTGATACGGTCTGCTTTTCCACACTCCGCGCCGTGCATCCCATTCCTTTCGGTACTTGGATAACATCGCAAATCCGTGCTGGCATCGTTCCTTGTCAAACCAGCATGACTGCAATGTTTCACGAACTGATTCTATTCCATCCTGTACAGATACTTCTGTAGGAGGAGGAGCTACTTCAAAAAAGATTCCGAGGCGAGCAGCTATATTGATACGCGACTGTGCGTCAGAACCCCATTCACGGTTTCTTATGTCATGCGGAGCGTAATGAGTACCGTACACATATCCGTGTTCATCTGATTTCTGACGAAGTATTTCTATAAAATGCTGTATACCGGCACCATCTTCTTCATAGTAATCAAGTACATGAAGTTCACGCCCAACAATCTGGTAGAACCATATTCCAGTTTCGTCATATACTCCGATATCCCATGCTGTATTTACAGGGTATCCTGACATATGTGGAACGGAACACAGTCTTCCTTCTTCAAGTATCTTGTATATCTGGCTGGAATAATATGCCCCTTCTATCGCCTGCTGGAACGCTTCTTCAGGAGATACTGGATTCTCGCGTCTCATATCGTCGCCTAGATTGCGTTCCTCAACTGCGTACCATGCTCGCTGTTCAGATGTGAATTTAATCCCAACGTCCTGTTCACAGCGGTCTAAATATTCTGATATGCGCAACGGTACTTCTACAGTTGACGGGTCGATGATGTTCTTCGGATTTTCGTACCAAGGGAAGAAATGGAATTTGAATGTCTTCTTCGACAATGGACGGCCGAGTTTAGCGTCTTCTATTGACTGCATGCACATGTCATAGAACTGACCGCTTGCGCCTTCTGCTGTTGATTCTACAAAACACATGTTGCCCGGGTGAACGGCAGGGAAACCACCAGTCTTGATTTCAAGAGCCTTGTCAGGGAACTTCGCACATATCTTACCGAACTCTGATATATGAAGAAAGTTTACAGTACCACCACGAGGAGAGTTGCTTACACTTATTGAAGAATTATTTGCGAATCTTAATTCACGCACGTTCTCTGTCGTGGCGCTTCGCACTTCCTTGATGTCATCAGGCAATTCACTGTATGGATATGCTATCTTGTTTTTAAATATCTTCTCTGCATCAGGTATTGTATGCGCTATAATATGTACTGTAACATTGTCATTGAACAAAGCCATGTCAAGTCCGAGCAAGCATATGAAAGTTGTTGCACCAAACTGACGCGCTTTAAGCACTATATTCCAGTAATGTAATTCTTTCCACAGACGAAGCTGCATCCTGTTCATCTTAAACGGAAGCTTGTTTGCATCTTCATCCACGCAGTAATAAAGGTTGTTTAGTCTCCAGAACTGGTTGCCGATAAGTTCAACAGACTTTTCTTCTTTGCTCTTTAAATGGTCTCTACTAAGTGGCTGAGTATAATCACCGTTCAGCATGGGTGCCAACTGTTACCTCGCTTAAAAGCGCTTCATCTCTTTGCTGTATAAGGTCTTTACCTTTATTGCTGTCTGCTATTTTGTTCATGACAGAATTCAATTGTATCTGACCGCTATGCACTGTTTCAATCTTTTCCTGCCAGCCTATAAGATTCTTCATGGCAAATGTTGCTGTCTTCGAATTGTATAGTCCGAGAAGTGCATTTGTTACAAGTATGTATTCCTGATACGACTTTGCTCGTTCATAGGCAAGACTGAAGGCTGGATACTGTGCAATCCAGTCCATCATTGCGCCCAGTGTAATATAGTTGTCTGCTGCGAATTTAGAGAATAACGGGAGCGGGTTTGCTGTGCGGATGACATCATATGAACCGTCCATGCGGGAGATGATCTGTTCACGATATGGTTCTATATCGAAAAAATCCACCAATTCATCACATATAACCGGATCGTATATTCCTGTTTTGTTCATTCATTCCCTTTCGCAAACAAACTCAAATAACGTTTATCAAAAACAATATAATAATTTATATACAGATATGCAAGAGACATCGCAAAGAAATTTTGCAAAAAATTAACAATCGAAAAAAACGCTTGACAAACGTTAGAAAATTTCGTATATTATGTTTTGCAAGTTATGCGGACTTGTTGTATCTAGTTGAAAATCAGAAGCAGTCAAAGCTCAAAAATAAGATGGTTATAGTAACTAACTAGCCAAAGGGTGCGCTGTTGAGAAAATACTGCTTCGGTGAATGAAGAGCGCACCCTAGATAATTATGATATATGCGGGGACAGTGGATCGTGTGTATCAGATAAACTGCAATGGATATATTGCGGAATGTATCATGGAGACAGTTGGCGCTTTGCCGGTCGGCGCACCCCGTATAAATTTAAAAAAAAATAAAAAAATCACTTGACATTCGGATGCGTTTTTATTATATTATATACGAATTGTGAAGCCTCCTCAGGCTAAAATATGGGCTAGCAGAACTCGCAACTGCTAGCCTGTATTCATCTTATAATCTATTATTACAACCATAAAAGGAGTTAATGCATGACAGCTGCAATACGAAACCTTGTGCAGTTAAAGGATGAAGAACGTCAACCATGTGAAGTATTTTCAAGAGTTTGCGGATATTATAGACCTGTAAGTAATTTCAATATAGGAAAGAAACAGGAACATAAAGAACGAGTTACATTCAAAGTACGGGAACAATAATATGTTGCCGATAGTAGGAATACAAAAGGTAACTACGATAGACTACCCTTGCAATATTGCAGGGGTTTTCTTTCTCAGCGGATGTCCTTGGAACTGCACGTACTGCTATAACAGAGACATCGTGTGTAATAAATTACATCCAGTTGGCGATGATGTTATAGTGAACTTTCTGGTTGAACGTAAAGGACTGCTTGACGGTATCATATTATCTGGCGGTGAACCTACTGCGTACAGGAAGATACTTGACTTGGTGCATCTGGTTAAAGACCATGGTTATAATGTCGGAATACACACCAATGGATATAATCACAAAATATTGTATAAACTGGTATATAGTGGTAACGTTGATTATATCGCCATGGATGTCAAGGCTCCATTGAATAAATACGACAGTATAACACAAGTGCTGCATAGTGACAAGAACATTCTTAATAGTATCAAAATTATCACCGAGTCAAATGTCGAACATGAATTCAGAACCACATACCATCCTGATTTTTTAAGTGAAGATGATATGCTGAATATAATGAGCATGGTATCTGAGAACGGTGGTATAAATTATTACATACAGAGATACAAGAATATAAATAATACCAGCGGATTAAGTGAAAATAATTACATTAGTCCTGTGATTAAAGAACTCGGGAATGCTGTGTTCAAGAACTTTGCGATAAGAGGTTGATATGAATTATATAGAAAAACGTGACGGGAAGATTGTATTGTTTGATAGTAGGAAAATAAAGGAAGCTGTACGCAAGGCTCTTGTAAGCACAGGAGAAGATACAAAGATAAATGAAACTGCACTTGGTGTGCTGGTTGATAAAATTATAAGTAATGTCGATACTGGAAAACCCATGGATTATGTGCCAAACGTGGAAGAAATACAGGATGCCGTTGAAGACATGCTAATGAGGTCTGGGTATTATAAAACGGCTAAAGCGTATATCACATATAGGTATAAGCACGAACAGATACGTGACGGCAGGAAGGTTGCCATAGATGTCGAAAGTACAATGAACGATTACATCGACAATATTGACTGGAGAGTTAGTGCGAATGCTAATATAGGATATTCATTGGGTGGATTGATATTAAATGTGTCTGGGAAAGTTACTGCAAATTACTGGCTAAACCATGTGTATACTAAAGAGATTAGAGACGCGCATTTTAATGGCGATATATATATCCATGATTTGGATATGCTGAGTGGATACTGCGCCGGATGGAGTTTGAGAGAATTACTGGAGCAGGGATATAACGGTGTATACGGAAAGGTGTCATCAAACCCTCCGAAACACCTGAGAACAGCAATAGGTCAAATTATCAATTTTATAGGGACACTTCAGAATGAATGGGCCGGTGCACAGGCATTCAGTTCGTTTGATACGTTTCTTGCTCCGTTCGTATGGGTAGATGAACTTTCATATAATGAAGTTAAGCAGTGTATGCAGGAGCTGGTATACAATCTTAACGTACCAAGCAGATGGGGGAATCAAACCCCGTTCAGTAACATCACTCTTGACGTAAAGTGCCCAGAGGATATGGTGTTATGGCATCCTGTGATTGGCGGTAAAGAACAGAACGTGACGTATGGCATACTCCAAAAAGAAATGGATATGATTAATAAAGCGTTTGTTGAAGTCATGTACGAAGGCGATGCGAACGGACGTATATTCACTTTCCCAATACCGACATATAACATAACAAAAGACTTTGAGTGGAACAGTGAAATTGCTGGCGGTATATTTGCAATGACGGCAAAGTATGGTGTGCCATATTTTCAAAATTTTATCACAAGTGATTTAGATCCCAGAGATATAAGGAGTATGTGTTGCAGATTACAGTTGAGTCTATCTGAATTGCATAAGCGTGGTAACGGACTGTTCGGGTCTGCTGACAAGACAGGAAGTATTGGGGTTGTGACAATCAATATGGCTAGACTCGGGTATTTGTATAAGGATGATGGCGATGGTCTTCTTAAGCGTCTCGATGAACTCATGGACTTGGCTAAAGAATCTCTAGTCACAAAGAAAAAGGTGCTCACAAGACTTCTTGACTCCGGCATGTTCCCGTATACAAAACGGTATCTCGGTCATTTTAATAATCACTTTTCCACTATCGGTATCAATGGCATGCACGAATGCATCCAGAACTATTCTGGCGGTGAACATGGGATAGGTGATGAATGCGGTAGAAAAATAGCAGAAGAAACAATGATGCATATGCGCGAACGAATCTCAAGATATCAACATGACGATGGTATATTATTCAATCTCGAAGCTACTCCTGCCGAGGGTGCCAGTTACAGGTTCGCCAGAAAAGATAAGGAACTGTACCCTGATATCATACAGTCGGGTGAAGTAGAGAATGTATATTATACCAACAGTACACAATTACCTGTTGGTTATTCTGACGATGTGTTTGAGTGTTTGAAACATCAGGAATCATTGCAGAGACTGTATACGGGCGGTACTGTTTTTCACATGTACGTCGGTGAAAAGATACCAAGCGGTGAAGTATGTAAGAAACTGGTGAAGAGAACATTCGAGAACTTTGCCATACCGTATTTAACCATTACTCCAGTGTTTTCAATCTGCCCGAAGCATGGGTATATAGCAGGAGAGCACAAATTTTGCCCTGTGTGTGATGAAGAAATCATACACGAGAAATTAAAAAATATCTAAATGTTGCGCAGATGTCCTTGACAAAAGAGATTTTATACTATATATTGTGCTATAGTGGGCTCTTCACGAGCTCTCTCCTCATAAAATCTCCTGTGTGTAGTTGTGGTGTGGCGTGGTATCGGACGGTACTGCGCCACAATTTTTTATATATAAGCGATTTCGCAAAACGTTAGCGCGCAAAAAGTTGCGTGAAATTTGAAAAAAATTCTTGACAAGTGCAAAGTTTTTTCGTATATTAGTGGCGTGAAAAATGCGCAACGTAAAAATTTAAAATCGGAGAGTGGCTATGAGTAAATGGTACGCAGAGATTAAGGGTAATCGCGGTCTTGCTAGCAGACAGGGTACTGTCAAAAGCGGTATATGGTCTCACACTAGGACATGGGATATCGGGATTGAAGTAACCTGTGGAGACGAAGACGATAAAGACGCTATATATGTTCAGTTGACGTATGGATCTAATGGATATAGCAGGAGAGCTAATTTTGTTCCCAGTACTGTAATTGTCATCCGTGACGGGAAGCTGGATTATGTTGCTGATAAGGATGCTATTACGATTAAAGACGAGGAATCTTTATGATATTTGAAACAACCGAACAACAGGATATCTTTATAGACCAATGGAAAAGTAAACACCGTAAAACGTGTATTGCAAAAACAGCAACCATTGGTGGAAGATTTACATATCACTTTGAACAGACAAGTATTGGTATGTTTATAAGAGTTACATGCGTATGCGGTGAATCATTAAATCTGGGAGTTGCTGGATGACTCTGCATAAACATAATCCAGTCCCAGAAGAATCAATGGATGCTGTTAACCCGGAATATTCGATATGTGAAGTGTTACGGGGTATATATCATAAGACTGATGATGAAGATATTAAATATCAGTGTCGTGTTGCTGTAGCCATGGCTAAGGCAATGAGCAAAAGAATAGTGCAGTTAAGTGGTAAACAGCACTGGTTCGATGGGTTCTGGGATAAAAAAGATTAATGAAATATAAAGAATATATAATTAAACATTGCCCGCTTTGTATGGGTAATAATATTGAAATAGAAGAATACGAAGGTGGTTGGGATGAATATAATCCACCGTATGTTCGTATAGAATGTAACGATTGTGAGTATTTTATAGAAGAAATTTATCTATATAATGCAATAGACTTGTGGAATAAATATAATAAAGACTAATACTATGGCTACTAAAGTTGTACATTGCAAGCATGAACCATATGATGTGTATATTGGAAGACCATCAAAATGGGGTAATCCATTTGAAATAGGTAAAGATGGGACACGAGAAGATGTAATAGAAAAATATCGTGAATGGATAATTACACAGCCGTCTTTACTTGCATCGTTATATACATTGAAAGATAGAACGTTGGGATGCTGGTGCAAACCAAAACTATGCCATGGTGACATACTTGCGGAATTGGCAGATGGTCTCATTATAACAGAAAAATAAACTGCGGCTACGCGCGGTCTACGCCAGCGCTCAAGGGGGGGTGCACAAGACTGCGCGTGGTCGCTTCGCTCCAACGCTTGTCTGTGCTGAGCGCTTGGCTATGTTGAAAGGCGGACAATATGATAAAAGTTAAAGATTTTGCTACAATACAATTAACTCGTGAGCAAGTAGAGATACTGCATAATGCACAATATGAAATATATGGGCGCTACGATTTTGATATTGATAACGAATTTATGACAAGAATGACAATGATATTCGGTGTCCCCGTAAGAATCAAATGGGATCCCAAGAAGGATTAAAATTATTGATGTCGAAAGTATATTACAAACGTGAACTGACAAAAGCCGAAGAGTGCAAAGGATGCGTGTTTTATGAAACACTGCACGTAAAGTATGGCGTGGGGAAGTGCAACCAAGTGCCTGTTGCGGAGATACGCAGTAAACCTTATCTTTCGTGCAAGTACCATTGCAGACCGGAAACACCGCTGAGTTGGAGATTGAAGATGTATGAGCAGTTGGTGGATGGCGGATATATTAAAAATATAGAAGTGTATAATGAATCTAAAACAAAGGAGAATGTATGAAACTACTACACGTTGTGAAGCCAAGCCGTATCGGTAACCGTTATTACTCGGGGCGTGATGACGTAATCAGTCAGGCGCTCAAACTCGTCAACGGTCAGAATATCGTGTACAAGAAAACCATGTTTGTCAAGGTTCGCAATGAACTGATACCGTATCCGTATGAGATAGTGGATTATACCGGTGATTGGGATTTGGAGATTGACAGCGACTGGGATAAGGACAGTTGATATGAGAGTGTATATAGTGGTGTCTTATGACGGGCTTTCAACAAATGCTCGTATATTCAAAATTCAGGAAGAAGTGGACGAGTATACCGATGGATTCAAAGAACGGATGGCTGAAATTTTTTCGAAGATTAAAATCAAATGGAATGATCAGTTTATGGGAACAGAGGCATATGTGTTCGGTGATCGGATATTTGTTGATGTGTATATTGATGAAATAGAATTATAAGGAGAATAACATGCAATTAAAAGACAACTATAATGCGTTACAGCTTTCACCTGATGAATTCAAACATCTTGAACGCGCCACTAAATTTCTTGCTGATATGATCAACGATACCGGCGAAGAAGATTATGTGGAAAAGCTGAATGAGTTTCTCGAAACATGCGATGTCAAGGTTGTCGTCGGAGCTCTTTTACACGTATGCGCGATGAACGTGTTTGCAATACACAAAATCATGGAAAAATATCCAATTGAAATATAAGGAGATATAATGTTGCATCAGGAATTGGCAGAGATTATAGATACGCAGATTGAACAGTTCGGCACAGACTATATCAAACTTGATACAAAATTGATACAGGAGGTCAGGGATATAATGGAATATGTAGCTGGCCGGGCATTCTTTATCGGGTACACCGAAGGGCACAAGAACGGATATATTGAAGGGGTTGAAAATGGGTGATGAAAAAATTGATAAATGCGCAAGACTCGTTGGTGATATTGACAGGTACAGAGAACTTGTCGAAGAACTTGACAAGATGGTACCGGTTAAACACAGAGAAAGATTGTTTGCGATACTCGATGAAATGATTGATGTGATATGTGGTCTGTATGATAATGCATAAATAAGGAATACTATAATGGACGAACGCGTAGAAGAGATTATCCAGCGCATACTTACATTTGAGTTATCAGAGATTGAGATTGAAGAGTTAATTGGTGAAGTGTACCATATTGGTTATGATGATGGGTACGCATGCGGGTGTTTTGAGAGGTTTGAATAATAGTATAAGGAGAAATAATATATGGCAAACTATAGTAACGATTTTACAGTTAAGGTATGCTTCAACACAGAGTCACACTTTAAGACATACCATGACGTATCAGATGTATACGTGAAGGATGGAATGCTGTGCATACGGTTCAAGCACAATGACGAGGGGCTTGATGACGTTGTACATAAGTATCCATTGGAAGTAGTGTTCAGGGTTGAGCATGAATATAATAAGAAAATTGATGAAGGTGACCATGGGGAGGTATAATGGAATTAACTCCTGAAGTAAAAAAGCGTATTGACGATATGTCATATTATGACCTGTTATATGGCTGGAGATTTTCACACGCAGGGAACGAGATGTTTCAAGGAGAGTCTGGACAATACTATTCAGAGCGCATGTTCAAGATGAGAGATGAAATCAGCAACGATGAGCATGTGCGAATATCTAAGGCTATAGGATGGGAAAGATGACAGTAACAATAGCATTATTCATAGCAACAGCATCGGTATTCTGTGCGTTGGTTGCATGGAAGCATAACAATAAGGACAAGTGATTGCAATGCCGAAATATGGTGAGGACGCTCAGGGAAAGTACGTTGCATTCGGTACATCAAAGTATCATTATAAATCAGAAGCTGGACGCAAGAGGGCTCTGGCTAAAGTGAAGAGACAGGAAAAAGCGGCTAGGGCTAATGGATGGCGTGGTAAAGGGTAAACTTAAAACAGGAGATTATTATGATCACTCAGCATATGAATCATCGTAGAAAAAGACTTTTAGCACAGTGCGACAACTGTGGAAAAACTTTTCAACACGTTAACTTTGGGTTAGGAGAATTTAAAACATTAGTTAATACCATGAAAAACGAAGGGTGGGTTATTGTAAATAATTATAGTAAATGGTTTCATATATGCGATGATTGCTCAAGTACATATAAGCAAAAAGTACATAATAGTATACAATATGGTGCAGTCGATTTACAAGATTTCTTAAGTCTGAAATATGAATAAACAGGAGATTACAATGCAGGATTATACACAGTCGGCAAATGACCTATACTAGAAGATGCGGCAAGATGGATTTGACAAGGGGACGTGTATGAACACATTACTCAACGCTCTGAAGAATACACATAACAATGGGTATCGTGTTGGAGTTGAATATATGCAGGAACGTGTTAAAACAACTCTCCTTGAATGGGTACAGATAATTACAGACAAGCTGTAAGCCCGGTAACTTTACTAGGGAGGATGCATGAAACACTCCACAATTATTCTTCTGGTGATGATGATTATGATTGTTATATCACCGAATGTAGTAATCGAGGGAGAAGTTGGAAGGGTATACGAAGAAACCAGAACGTTAACATATGATTCGATAAATGTATATGTCACATGGTATACGTCTTCGGTGTTGGAGTGCGATGACACTCCGTTCATTACGGCTGATGGTACCCATGTACGGCATGGAATCATGGCAATATCGAGAGACTTGTTCAAGTATTTCAATTATGGGGACAGTGTGTTTGTGCAGGATCATGGATGGTTTGAGATACATGACTGCATGAATACTTGTTGGATAAACAGAATAGACATATGGTGCGAAGACAGGGGGCTCGCATTTGAGAACGGGATACAGAGAAGTGAAGTGCTGTTTAATTTTAATGAAGAAATCGGATATGTAGAAAGAGAACTATAGGGAGATTTTATCATGGTACTTATGGAAGTAGTAGAGATTGATGGGAAAGAATATTTGAGCAATACTGGCGAACACTACACCGGCAAGGATGAATTCTACGCACACGCCAGACGTCATGGAGAAATATACTCCGGAAGGATATGGGAACTGTACGGTGAAATGTCAAAGATGGGCAGAAAAACATTGGAACCTGTAGTACAGTATGAAATATGTTCGGTAGCATCACAAAAATAAAAGGAGTACAATATGGGTGGAGATCATATGATCATTGTTGACGCTATTGAATACGATGGTGCTCTGGCACAGGACATCATGATAAAGTGTGCGTTTGATATCTGGGATATAAAGCGTATTGCATCTGACATGCATGATGAAACAAGAAGTTACGTGTATCTCTATGATTCTGATAGCCGTAACATTGTAGTTCATATTGACGAAAAGTTTGATGCGTTCATGACTCGTCTGAATGATATGAACAATAGCGATAAGAACAAGGAAGAATAAAGAGTGAAACTATGAAACGGTATATTGCAGTACTGTCGGTTGTTATCATGATATGTTCAATTGTGATGTATGTTATTTATAACCATGTTCTTGAATTTGGCGATGTCTGTGACGGAGATATTGGCTGGCTTGGTGACTGGCGGTAATATGAAACAGAATAAAACCAAAACAGTACCGTTCACAAGTGAATACAGGTTGGTTAAACGGCGGTTCTGCGACAGGACGTTTTACTCTGTATCAATGGTGCATTTCAATGGCAATGGCGATGTTGTCTGCATAGAGCATTCACCGCTGTCTATGGTTGGCCAGAACATGGGAGAGCTTAAGAACAACTTAACCATTGCCAAGAATGCAGTCGTAAGGCCTGTGGTAACTGAAGACGATATCGTGAAACCGGAATGGCAGGAAGATCTGGAAGATGAACAGTAAGGAAATTGCCCGTAAACGAAGCGCATCAATGGGGAGAAAGAGACTGTCATTTCCTGTGGTTGCGCTTATTGACGAAGCAGTGAAGCGGACGTATTGGATAAAGAGGAGAATACACAAGCTTCATCCGTTTGTTCTCAATAGGTTGCCGGACAAAGTTACAGAGCTTGCCAATTTGATTAATGCGTCAGTAAAAGAAATGCACATGATTATCGGAGAGTATGAGGATAACCGCGAAACAAGACTGAAACGTGCTGAGACTACGCATAACACGGTGAGGGAGGCAAGAGACGACAAGAGGAACAAAACCAAGAGAGTGATAAACCGGAGAAAGAAAACCGTAAAAGATTATATCAATGAACAATTGCTGATTGACGAAGAGGAATAATAAAATGGATGAGATTATTGTGGATGATATTGATGAAGAAATGGATGAAGAGAAAGTTATAAAAACAGACATGAGCGTTCACGTGTTCAAGGAAATACCAATCCGACGCGGGTTCACCGAGATAGCTGAGGTCTATGAAGACGTTACAAGGCTGAATGGATTCATCTGTGGTGGATATGCCCGGTACTGTGCTTCACCGAAGAAGGTTCCGTTTCCGGCAAGTGATTGTGACATATACTGCAAGACACCTGAAGCGTACCATAGTATCGTGGAGATATTCGGGAAGACACATAAGGGGAAATACAAATTCAAAGTAAGACATGAGAACGATATATCGGTGACGTTCAGCAATCACAATACTGGTAAGTACATGTACCTTCCGACTATACAGATTATCAAGCCTGTAAAGAAGGGTGCCATTGCGTCGTACGGAACAATCGAAGAAGTGCTCGGGAACTTTGACTTCACGGTTGCTAGGGTTGCCATAAAGGACGAGAAGACTGCTGTATGCGATCAGGACTTCGAACGTGATGAAAAGGCTAACCTTCTGTCAATGAGGGTTGTGCATTGCCCTGCGTCTGCACTGCTCAGGTCTCTGAAGTATGCCAAGAAAGGGTATTACATGAGACCGTCAGAGTCGATAAAGCTGTTTGAGGATTGGGAGAAAAGGAACGCTGAGTATAAGAAACGGATACTGGAGTTGTTTAATTCAAGCAACTTCGGGAATATAACACGTGAAGAGGTTGATGAATTGGAAAGGTTATTGAGGGTGGATTAATGGAAGAAAATAATGTTTATATTATAGCGTACAATGCCGGTCAAGAAATAGCAAATAAAATAATTCAGGTATTCGGTTATGATAATGAACCACGCGATATTATAGAACATATCAAAAACGAATTTATAAGTGGGTATGTAGACGCATGGAATGCATGACGTAAAACAACAACTGTTCTAATTTAGAAAATATAATAAAGGGGAGAGCTTTTATACTTTCCCCTTTTTTTAATTGCATCATTACTTATCGTAGAATCCCAATCGCTTATCCTTTGCCGGTTCGTCACAGCGTTTCAGCCTCGGTTCATCAAACACTCTGGACGGTATCAAATCTCCATCCTTCAGTTCAGACGGTTCAACTTCATAACGCATACACCCATGCAGGAATTCGGTACGTGCTACAGCCACGCCGGCGAACCCTGTTATGGTATCGCGTACGTAAACGCCAAGCTCGATGTGTTTCATATTATATCCATCCTAACTCACCATATGTATTTACTATAATCTGTTGTAATTGCTCACTGATACCATATTTACTTAGCGCTTTTTCAAGACCCTCTATTTCACTTTGATCTGGACTTCTACGCGATGCAGCATGCCAGTCACAAATCATTTCAATGATATCAATAAGAGACATGTCATTAATGCCGTCTTCATGGTATCCTGTATGATGACGGTTGTTTTGGTAATGGTGGTCAACAGCAGGTTTGATACGGTCTACGCATGCCTTATATTCAGGCGTACCATAATTCGCTTTCTTGAAATCATCACGTGTTGATACGAATGCACTGAACTCCGGTTCCTGAAACTTTGTACGGTCATGCGCAAAACCACGCCTACGAAGATTGCCTGTTATTTGTTCTATGTTTTCTTGTACTTCTGTTACATGTAAAATAGTATCGCATAAAAAATCAAATTCGTTTGTCATAATTGCTCTCCATGTTTATTGTATTATACCGTCCCGTATATAAGCAGCATAATTCCAGATATAACCCTCATCGAATGCGCGAACCATATGTAATACGTATCATTGAGCATAAGTGATATGCCGTCAATTGGGTTGATGTGTTCGTGGTCTGTGATAAGTTTGCCGTCAAGAGCATACGCGTAACCTATTTCGGTAGCTTCCCATAGAAGGATGAGAGAACCTATAACCCATTTGAACCCGATATATGGAATAGTTGTGGTATGCGATGCTGTAAAGTATACGGCAAGCGCTACAGTCCACGCAACATACGGAGCAATACTGAACAGTTTGTAATGGTTGTACATCATGTGTGAACGTACCCCGGGTTTTGTCATGACCATGCCCTCATGGATACCGCGCGTAAACCCTGTTAATAGACAGAACACAAGAAAGATAAACCAGTATAACATATTACTCCTCCTCTATTTTTTCATACGTTTTTTCAAATATATCGGGCTTGCATGGGTATAATTCGCCATTAACGCCCTTGATAATCCAATCGTTTTCGTTTGCATGCATTAATCCTTCAAGTGTAGGAATATCAAGTCCTATTGCTTCACCATCTTGGTCACCTTCAGGCTTGCCATCTACTAGTTTACCAACTCCAGCGTGGTCGCACATTTCAGACCAAGTATCCCATCTAAGCTGGACAGCTTCTATTACTACAGGTTTCTTTCTGTATTTAGCCATGTTATTACTCCTCTTTATAAACAAATTTAAGTGTAATTTCGAATGGTGCTTCCATAACCATATCTTCATATATCTTGATTGAACGAGTGTACTTATATTCTATATTATCATAATATGTGAATGGTGTGTTATTTTCAACGATATCAGTAATAACATAGTTTATGTTGCCAGCCATATCCTTATCGCTATATTTATATATAACTAGCAATTTTGGAGAACCATCTTCATATTTACCTGACACAATCCAGTAATCATACTGACCATAACCAAGCATTGTATCAAGCTTGTCTCCAATAATTTTTGTAAGATTGTCAAGTTCTGTGTCTGTCATTTTATGGTATCCTTCCATCCGTCAACAGAAGCGCTTGTTCTGAGTGATGTAGAATACCTATTCAGCCCATCAAATACAATGCTTATTCCATCCGACGTTGCTGTGTACTGAGCGATATTCCCGCCACGTACTCCAAGCCCTAGACCTGCATTGAACGCGTCTATATTTGCCCCAAGGAATATAAAGTCCCATCCGTCGCCAGTGTACTTTGTTATTTTTTCCTTTACCTGTTCAAGTTTATACTCCACGCTTGCGTTCTCTTCACCGTCTGTCATTATCATGAAGATAACTTTATCAGGTCTATCTTTCGGAAGATTGATGGATTGAATGCGCTTGTTGACAGTATCAATAGTTCGACCTACAGCATCAAGCAATGCAGTGAGCCCATCAGGTGCGTATGTCTTGACGGTTAGTGGAGCTACTGTCTTGATGTCAACTCCGTCATAAAGAAACCTGTATGCGGTATCAAACAGTACAAGCGTCAGGTTAGCTTCCCCTTTTACCGTCTTCTGCTCTTCAAGAAATTTGTTGAACCCCTGTATGGTATCGTGTTGAAGAGAATACATGGAACCAGACTTGTCAAGTACGCATACGATTTCTGTTTTGAGGTATTTACGTTTTCTTCCCATTGGTGAATCTCCTTATATTCGTTTACCGGTTATTTTATATTTTCTAATCTTTGTTATACATGTTTTCGGTATTACATTCACACCCCTGTAATTATCATATTCTGTATTCCAGTCCATAGCTATTGTATAAAATTTATCTGTTTCATTAACAAGAACGCCACAACTTATAACCTCAAGTGTCCCATATTCAAGAACATCATCTTTGTGTTGTGATTCATTCCCATACATTGCGGCATCATTCCAGTGTATTATAATCATTTCTGCCATAAAAATCTCCATTTTGTTGTGATTCATTTAACCCATCTTTATATCCCATACTATACCCAGCACCAATCACATCGAATAATCTCTTTATTGTTTGTTCGTATCCAAATAATTGTTCCTGTTTTATAAAATCATGTACCATATAATCAATAGCGTCTACTACTTTTATATTCCCCGGTATAATGCTTTCGCGTAAAATATCTCTTAAAAATTCTCCGGTATCGCTATCAAACACATATACTCTATATGTTAAAGGATTTAACTGTTTCTTAAAATCACATATTTCTATGTGGAATATTTTGGATTCTATATTAGGCAAATCAAGTATTGTTTTCATAACAGCATCTTTGTCGTCATCTCCATATACATTATACCAATTGTCATCATATTGCGTATCAATTCCTTCTATATAATACCTCATAAAATAACTTTTCATATATCAATCTCCTGTGCTGTGCGGTTATACTGTTTTAGGTTTCGGTTTACCTTTGCACTTACCCATTCTTAACACCATCCATTATCATGCGCTTCAATAGCCGCTATAGCTAAGGCAGCAGTCTTTATCATATTGGCTCTAAAACTACATCCATCTCTTTCGTTTTTCAAAACTTTATCAGATGCTCTTCCTGAATATGCGGCAATATACGACACCCAATCATTTTTTGTATTGGATTTATCAAACTTATCAGTATCGCCACCATGTTTGAGTTCTATTTGATGAATTCTTTCATTAAGAACCTCTTCAAGAATATCACGTGTTTTGTTGCTGTCCATTTCTAGTTCTCCTTTTAGTTACTTTCTTCGGCACTCTGGTGCTCCGTGACTGTAACTCATGCGACAAAAACCCCTTGCACTTATTAAATATCACATTTTCAAGAGTCTTGATAACCCTGTGCGATGCTGTTTCTATGTTCTCACTGGTGATTCCTGTACGCGATTTCATGATATCATCCACTTCAGACAGGAGTAATTCCACAACCTCATGAAACGCGAATCTACGTATTTCGTTCTCCCTGTCTTCAGCAAGCCTGACATTCTTTGTAACCATTGTCTGTGCAAGATTGAGCACCGCATACCGAGCAGTTGACCAGTACATGCACGAAGCAGAGTATCCCTCGTCCTCATCTATATGGGCGAAATCCACGTCCCATGAACTCAATCCGAACACGTCAATCCAGAACCTTGCCTCCTCTTTGAATATATTAAAATCCTTATCGTTGGTTGTAATAGTATATATTCCCTGCGACATCCTGTCCCCGCTCTATTGTTAGTTTGGTTTTGTATTCAGATACGTATTGTAACACGATACTATCTTCTGGTTGTTCTCAGAGTTCTTCGGAGCCACGACCAGTATGATGTTTGTGTTGCGTTCATTATCAAATACAGTTTCTATCGTCTTGCTGTCTATTGTACAGTTGTCAATAAAGTAATCTGTAAGTCCGTTATAGTTCCCTTTCACGTGTTGTACAGCCAAGTATATATAGTTAGTGTTGGTCAGCATCGAGTACAGTTTCGCATATTTCCCCGGGTCTCCCGGTATGTTGCGTTTTACCAGTTCCACTATCTCCCTATGAGTACGGTTCTCGTGCTTGTCTATCTGCGATTCCAGTCCAAGAAACTTTGCTATTAGGTCTGCGTGTGTCTTCTGCATCTTACCTGTACGCGATACCGAAACCCTGAAAGACCCATATCTGATATCGTTCTCTTCGCAGAACTTTCTCATATTCGAGTTGCTGTCTATAAGTGCTTTTTTGAATGCTTTGATTACCGATTCTGATAGTTCGTAATCAGGCAGTTTTTTCCTCCCCATTATTGTCACTTCCTTCTAAATATTCAACAAGTATTCCTTTTGCAATAGCATGATTAATTTCATTTCGTGTTGACTCCCCAATATATCCACCTATATTTAAAACTATTACTTTGTCTGATAAGTCTATCTTTTGAAAATGTACTTTATCGACAATTTCTTTAACGCCCTCTTGGTCTCCAATGTGTGTCTTATCTTGTCCTTTGTCAAAATATCCATCAGGTAACGCACACCATGACATTACAACATGCCCCTGTTTTGTTAACTCCCATTGTAATATTAACATTTCAGATGTAAATCTTGTTGAACCACATAAGGTAATTATCATCTCTTTTCCTCCCCATCCTGTTCACCGCCTTCGTCTTGTTCTTCTAATTCATAATATTTGTTGAAACAGTCTACGCATAAATAATCACCGTAAACATCAAATGCTCCAACACATCCACACTCATCACATACTGTGTCTTTTTTGAATGGTATAATCTTCATTTTATTTTCTCCTCGTCTTTACTCCCGAATATCCGTTCCCATTCATCGTCAGACACTATATTGAAATACGGTCTGCTCTTGATTGGATACGGCGCATGCCTGCTGTCAAACTTGTTACGTCTGTTCTGCTTACCGCCGAACTTTGGTACATTGGTTACTCCCATGTATGTTCATTACTCCTTAAGTGATAGTTGTATTGCGCTCATACATCTTTGTGTTAAATGTTCTAACGAAACAATCATATCTATTACAAGCTTATCATTTGTATTGCCGAAATCTTTAAGTGCAGCTTTATATTCAGCGCACAGACTGGTATGTTCGTCAAGCATCTTTCTTACATGCTTCATATTGTGTTCATGAAGAATCTTCTCGCATTTGACCTTAACATATTTGTGCGCTAAAAACAAACTCGATATTGATAACAGTATAATTACTACCCGCATAATTACTCCTTCCCTATGATATTATCTACCCTGCGAATCTCTTCTTCCAGATATCCGCATACAGTGTAAATCTTTGCAGTTAAACTGGCTTTGTTGATTGTCTTGTCTATATCGCACCTGTCCACGCAATCCTGAAGCGTGTACCGTATACGGCTGAATATCTCTTTGTACGCACTGATCTCGCTTCTCAGTTCACGTACCCATAGTCCTAAAACTGTTATAACAATTGCTCCTAATATACATGCAATATAAAATAATATAAATGTAACCATGCCTTATTCCTTTCATTTAAACAGTTCATCAAATAAGTCAAATATAATTCTTCTTTCCGTCAGTGAGCGCAGTGCCATGTCTTCAAGGTCTGATTTGGATATTCTTATGACTTCGTAATCATCGTCAAATGCTGTTTCATGCTTGCGTACTATTATATAACTATAGAGCCTATGCTCCATATCATTATTTACAATATACACATACTCATTGTATTTTCTTATTTTACCCGGAGCTATAATATTATTAAACATATCACTATGTATATTTCCTTTGGTGTAGACCTCTCTTGAACCACAGTGCACATGACCACGCAGTTCGTCTACCAATCCCTTTAAATCACCTTGAATATGTTCAACTATATTTTTACTATTCAACACGAACGGTGCATCGGAATCTATTCCTTTGTCAGGATGTACTCTCCCGAACCCCCCACAGTAATCACACTTCTTCTTATTGATAAACCTCTTCCCACCACATCTCGGGCACAGAACAGTATTAGGTTTCTTCTCTGGCGCAGGTTTATCTGGAGCAGGTTTATCGGGTTTACGAGTCAGTATATTTTCTATTGTTCGCATCATCTCAGGCATTCTCATATGCGATTCCCTTTTAAGAATTATTAATTATTTCGTTTAATACTTCATTGTCTATTTCATCGGCTAGCTGTTGTGCCATGCGTTCTATCGCTTCATCGTAAGTATCAACAAATCCTTGATATTGATAGTTATATGATATTGTGATATCTCTCCTGAAGTAATATGAGAAACTTGGCATCGGCGTATTTGGGTGCACTCTCCCTAGGCCATGACAGTCTATGCACCACCCACCGTTTATCCTGCCTGTTCCATTACAGCTTGTACATGGTACTGTATTTGGATTACTCATTACAATCTCTTTATTGATGTTACAATATATTCTCTATTCTATGTCTAGTATGATGCCATATCACCATCTTGCTCTTGTTCTTATCATACCATTCATATACATTACTCTCTTTTCCATTAATGGCTCTCCCGGCTCCTCGCCAGTCAGCGACCATTTCCTTTATATACTTCATAGGTATAGGTACAGTCTTTGTACCACCGTCGTCTTCTCTCAACACCCAGTATTGCCAGTGATGAGGGTTCCTGTGCTGGTGCAACAGCCACGCTTTGTCAAACGCATCGTTAATATAAGCCTTTGTGTATATATCCCACTCTCCGTAGAAATACTTCGCATATGGAATAAACTCGCTCGGTCTTAACTTGCTCATATCATGAACTATCCCTCTCCAGACAAGCCCGTACTTGCAACACTCGATAAACACGAACCATTTGTGGCGGATAATATACCAAAGATACTTTATGTACATCATATCATTCCTCTATATTCATTTTTTGGTCTTGGGTTTTATGGACTCTCAACCAAAGGAGTTGCCCAAGTTCCCAATATACGGTGTATTAGTTATATCAGAATAGCTAATTCTTGTTTCGCTAATGCCTTGTATATCCATATAGTTTCCATAGCGCTACGTTACAGCATACAATATACGAAATTCCGCAACAGTTGTCAAGGAAAAAACGCACGAACGCGAAAAAAACTTTGCGCAAACCGCGAACGCGAAAATATAAAAATGTACGCGCGCATGGAAAAGTGCTTGACAAACAAACGCGAATGTGTTATATTAGTCGTCAGAAACCGGAGTCGTGAGTTCTTCGGCTTCTATAAAGATTACCTACCTTTGATTATACAGGGGGCATTATATATACTGCGCACAACCTACCTACAGTCATTCAAAACCAAGGGCAGTATATACGCTATTTTTCTACCACCTCCTTTCTGGCGTACGCCCCCTGTATAAAAAATAGTTTCCGTGATGTTATAATATAAGTCCGACAACCCACAACAATGAGACTATAAATAGTAATAACCGTGGGCAGGGTTGCTTGTCCGTTTCAACTTTGAAAAGCTAAATAGAACGTGATACAAAAAACAATTACTGCATTTAATTCTGCATTAAAAAACCTCTGCGACACTCTTGACAAAACACGAAAAAAAGATTATATTACTTATAGAAACGCGGAAAGAAGAGTAACAAAACAACTGCTTCTTTTTTATTTAATTAGTATGTTCGTATATTATGATATAGTAATATTACTTTTTGTATGACAGTATACACGAAATTTTACGTATACTGTCATACACTTTTTTTTACACCACTTAAGTTAAGTATTTGCGCCTACTTATAGAAATAAAATAGCTAAATAGCACGAATCCGTTTTTTGTGCTATAATATTTTGCAGATGTCTATTGACAAATTAAATAAAAAATGTTATATTATATATGGGTAGGTCTTCTCGTTGCTACTACACTTGTAATAATATACTTAACAGCCAGCACATCAACAACTTACGCAATATCGTGATTCCGTAATATAGGTGATTTTTTGTACGCATGCGTATCTTTCTTGGTCGGATATAGCAATATTACTATGTTACTATATTTTTTATAATTTAGTGTATTGATTTACACCGAAATATGCGTTTTGTGACGTATATCACATTTCTATATTAGATTATACCCTTTATCACTATATAGTAATAAACACTTAGGTGACATAGCCACTTCGTAAGTTGTTGTGTTATATACACTTTCTTGTCATACAAAATGCGTAAGTGTTTTTTCAATGTTCATGTAAAGTATGAGATGGTGTGTGTAAAATGTTACAGGACATGGTATATCATATTATAACGATATTGTGTTATTGTAATGCGAAATCGCTAAAAACGCCTGTAAAAACCCAGAAAATACTGTTCAAAGGTGCACTAGTTTTGACGTAAATTCATAATATAAGTTTGCCGTAAGTGACATATAACGATACCAACGGCAACTTAATATTATCAGACAAAATGTCACCAATTATTTATAAGTGTATACAATTTGTAAAACCCCGCTTGTAAACCCCGTATAACTTTCCCCGGTACTTCTCACTCACTTCTCACCGGCATCGTACCACTATGTTAACCCCGACCCCTGCACTTAACATATAGTTATATGGTGTTACATGTAGTTATATGGTGTTACATGGCGTTACAATGGGAGCCCCGGCATCCTGTAAACTTTTACACGTATCCGACTCGCCCTTCGCCGCAGTAAGCGTTGGCTACCTGCGGTGCTGGCCCAATACCACAACCCCCGTTTTACCGACGGTGCTAACCCCACATCTCACCTCCACATTTTAGCGTTGTAACTCCGCAGGCTAATAGAATATTCTTAACAACTGCAAATAAAATCATAGGTGCTGGAAAAATAAAATAGGCGCTTTCCCCTCCTCCGAAAAAAAGGTGATGTATTGACATTCTAGGCACTCGCTACCCGCCTGTCCATCTTATATCCCCCTTGTCCGTTTAACATGGTCAATCTACCTGAGTAAGCGTCAGTTCCGATGCCTGATTTACCTGAGTCGAACATGTGCGTAAAATGTTGCAGCGCAACACGTTAGCCGAACACGTGAAATTTTTCGCTTGACATTCGTTTGCGATTTTCGTATTTTATGCACATTGCAAAAAACGCTTGTGCCTTGAGACTTGTATCCACTTTCGCAAAGGTAGGCTAACCGTGCCAAACAACAAGAATCAATTACGCCTTGAGATGTTGCAGACTATTTCTGAATTGCTGGAAATAGTAGAAACCGAAGAGTATGAACAAGACAATTCACAGTACGCAATCGGGTTTAATTTGGTACATAGTGAAGACTATTAACTCACGTTCACCTAATATGAAAGGACTTATATGGTATAGGAAAACACAGTAACACCGGGCTTTTACACTAAACTCACATTCACACTCACACTCACTTAAACAAGGTAGGTACATCATGGCAAACGATCCGAAACATGTTGACGTTAAACCGAAATCTTTCGGGTTCACAAATCTCCAGGGCAAAATAGACGGTTCCGATCTGACTCTGAATGTCGATCTCACCGAAGATTACGGCTATACAAAACCGAACGACAAAGACAAGGAAGCCGGGCGGGATCACGGAAAGATGAAGATTGTGGCCAGTTCCGGCGGGTTTCAGATGATCCCCGGAAAACCAGGATACAAAGCAAACATTCTCATTCTTAAAGACCCCGGTGCCTGATCGTAATTAGGTAATTTCCGCGACCGGATACACTATTGACGTGTGTCCGGTCTTATTTTTGTTCTGATGGTTTACCTCACTAAATCTACAGTATACAATAAGATAAGGGTTTATACTGAATATATAATACATGTATGCAAGAGAATTGACTTGCACTGAAGAGTGGTTTTATACCTGAAACATGTATGCGCTTTTTTTGCTCTTAGAAAACCAAATAACGCTTGTCCTGTCAATTATCTTGTGAAAACAGGTATGTTATACCGGATAGCATGCAAACGTGCGTTTTTTTGCCGATGTACACTACTTTTACCGCTGTTTTAGTGCCCAACGGCTTTTTAAGCGATTTTTGCGCTTTAAACGTACTTCGGTATTCAGTTGCATACGAAACGCAAAATTTAAGCTGTTTGCGAGCGTTTAAAACGCATTGCAAGTTTACTTTCGAGACGCTTTTTTCGTTCGCTTTGCGCTTTTTCACCTGTTTTCAGATACCTGATTATATACTGGTAACATACTGTTAGTAAATAACTTACAACTTGACGAAATAATTTTATATTGCTGGTAGCATAATATATGTGATATCAGCTTGGTATGTTACCAGTATAAATTTAATCTGATAGATTTATCCATGTAGATTTATCTCTATAGATTTACCAGTGTGTATATCTACTCTGGTAAAATAGGGATGGTAGGTAGGTAGTCGTCGAGGGAAGCGTACAGTACTTTACTTTATATATAATATGCTTAGGGGATATCATGAAAAAGATTAGACGGTTTCTTAGTATACTGGCTGTCAAGCTTGCTCACTGTATTGTTGATTATTTATTCTTTTCCAGTATCACAGTAATGTCATGTAGTGAAAGAGAAATGCTTAACTTGATAGACGGGGATTTAGGGTATTTAGTGCGGATGATGAAAGAGTAATTGATGAGGTTATATATATTATAGTTTCGTAGTGAAACGGAAATTATAATCACTCGGAGATGCCATGAAATCTTGTTCAGATGCTCGTTTAATCCCTAATCGCTCTACAAAGGGACTGTTAGAGAAGCGTATCAAGCAGTGCATATCAGGTAACAAGCAGTATTATAAGGGATGGTTGCCGGAACGGTTAGCTATTGAGAAACGTCTGGACATGATAGAGCAGAAACTGAGTGATTCAGGGACACGGCAGGTAGTATATGATAGGCTGTGTCTTGAAAAGTACTCGCTGGAAAAAAGACTGAGTGAATTGACAAGATAAATATGGAGAGTGATATTATGGCTATTATAAAATTAAATTCAGATATAAAGATACATAGTAACAAGAAAATATGGTATAGATATATGATACCAAAAAGATTAACATTGGAATGTAATCCTCCAGTATATAGATGGCTATGGTTTGTATGGTCAGTTGAAGGCTAATAATTGTTCATTACCGGGAAAGAGAATTATGAAAACGTGGAAAAGAGACTTGGGGAGATAGTGAAATGAGTACTGAAGGTAAGCAGTTAGGATATATTGGAATAGATCAATATGGTAATCATTATATTTTAAATAAGTATCCAAGAAAAGAGTTATTGGCAAAATTATCATGTAAACATGCGGGGAAAATGTATTGTGACAAGAAAGATGGAAGTACTGTACATACAGGATATATTATAAATGGGCTATGGATTACTGTACTTAGAGTATCTGAGTGGAAAGTATAACACTGATAAAGGGATAATCCGATGACACTCGAACAAGCAAAGTCACTGAAACATGGGGATATACTCCATCACTCTGCATATAAGAACAAAGACGGTTCCTGTGAGCGGTGGAGAGTGAACGGATGTGTGCAGACATGGAAACGCAATCCTGAAAGAGTACGGGTTCCGATCAAGCGGGGACTGTACGAATATGGGGCAGTGACAGAATGGAATTGTGAGTTGTATCATGTGTCTGATGAGTGTAAGATCAGGTAATCCGATGTGGTAAACGGATGCTACCTATTACTTAATATAATATAAGTGAGGTCACTATGGCAAATGTAATTGATGACTTATTGGAATCGTTGCAGTCAATAACCAATACTTTGAATAATATCAATACTATTCTTGAGTTATTGAGCAAACGTATTGATAAACTGGAACGTATTGTTAATAAACGTTGAACTATTGCCCCCGGTGGACGGAGAGGTTCCAAGAGTGCGCACACGGGTTCGATTCCCGCGCCGGGGGCATTTGCTTTGTGATCCCAAAATCTGTTTCGAGATGATAAATGAGGAGTTGACGTTATGGGATCTGACAAAAATATTAGCATATTTGAAGAAATCATGAATCAATGGTTAGAATACAGAGGATTCAGGTTCATGGTAGAAGTCGATAGCAGGCAGAAAGAGTATTATTCATCTGGATATATTAATCTATTAATAGAAGCAGTATACACAGATGATGTGGAAGAAGTAAAATTCAAGAACTATGTGTCTCAGTATCAACGTGATACAAAATATGATATTATCAATAGAATTTATAAAGAACTGGATAGCATTCTTGTTGAAATAACAACTGCAATCAACAATCGCAGACAAGTGAGATTGTATCATAAGTTATTAATAAGAATTGGATTGATGTATTGCAATATAATTGATTTATTATTTAACATATTGATAAAAATTAGTATGATAAATAAAATCAGGAGTAGTATAAATAACTACATTGCCAGACATAACTTGTACCATGATTATAATGGAATGGTTAATGATTTTGAGCAGACTAATGCATCATTTTCGTATTATACACCGAAGAAAGAGTTATGGTAATTAATCTAAGGAGATAATAATATGTCACCGTTAAGATATGCTTGTATATATGCCATGTGGTTCTTTTGTGGAATGTTATGGATGACTAATGACACCAAGAAGAAATTGATTTTCGGTGCAATAGTATTATCGTTAGGACTCATTGGATCATTATTCTAAGGAGACTGCCATGCTGTCATACCATGAAGAATGCCATGAGTACTTGGTCAAGTGCGGTAGTGGTATCACTAAGAGTGAGGTTGTCCTTGGTCTTGACTCGTTTGATGAGGAAGAGGTGAACTGATGTCAATCAAAAAGAAAAGGTTAGAGTTGATTGCCAAACTTAAAGAAGACGGGTTTTCCCCGTGTACTCCTGATATGGATGATCATATGGTCATTTTACCAGTAACGCTTGATGATGAAGCAACACCTGAAAGAGTTACTAAAGCATTGGAACATCTTGGGTATAAGATTGCGACGGCAATGATCGTAATTGTGAAACCATAATGATACATATAAACGAAACAGCATATTATTTAATCTTGTCTTAACAAAGAGAGGTGAACAAATGAACGGGACATCTGAAATCTTGACAAACCGCGACAGCATCCCTGATATACACAAGATCATTTATGGGGATGCAGAAACAGTGCACAATACACCTGTTGCTGAGATGCGGGAAGTCAAGGTGTATCTGTTCCAGCAGAATGACTTTCGTATATTTGTACGTACGCTTATCGGTGTTAATTGGAGTGATGCAGGGATTCTCAGAAAGATACGCGGTGATATCAAGAAGTATCTGAAGGGCAACAGGATGTTCCAGAACAGTCGAAAGGTAACGGATATAGTGATTCCGGGAGTATTCCATCATTCAGTTAAATTATAATAGTGAGGCGACAAATGCAATCTTTCACTGTCATGTTCGATGATTTAATTGAAGAGAAACAGCAGGAACTTCTCGCTCTTTTGGGTGTAGATGATCCAAGTGACTATAATTGGGATATATATCCTATTGCTATTTTGGAGTTTGAAGACGAAGACGAGGAGGAATAATTATGTCATTAAGATTGTTTCGAGTTGCTACAAAATACTTTTCCAACAAGAGAGATGCGAAAGCATACAGAAATGAACATGGTGGTCATGTATCAAAAGGAGAAGATCACTGGTTGTTCGGAGTGAAAAGGGAACCGTCTCACCATCCCAAGAAAGATGGTCATCATTATCCAATCAAGAGAAAGTGATGTCAATATGCGTATGCTATGGTATCATACAAAACGTAAAATATCATATGTAATGTTGGTACTAACAGCTAAAACATGTGAAATATTTAACACTGCATATGTGCAAAGGTGCATTCAGTGCAATAATGTGCAAATAGTCGCATTCCATTTTAACAGATACACAACTAAGAAATGAGAGATTCAGTGTGGTGGTTGTATTAAAAAGAATGGATACATAAATAGATAATTAATAAGGAAAGGAGATGGTGATGAAATAATCTATGTATTTTCGTGTACTACTCGTGTATTGATGTAATGCATTAAGTCAGACCTGTTTTATTCTTATTCAAATGACCCGAACAGGGGGTATTGCCGGGCAGCTTTATCCCCTGTTTGTAAAATTATGTGAGGTATAATCAACAATGGATACAATTATATATCAAATACAGATAACGACTATAAGTGGAAAGATATTTTTTGTTAAAAACAAGGATGGTGAAATAGAAAAATTTACATCATCTAAAGATGCTTATTCACGCATGTTTGATATTGATAAAGATGGTGGATATTTCCAGTCTATTCACCAGAAGCCAATTGATAAGCGATCCCCTGAATATGAAGATATGATGTTTATCCCGTATCATGCAATAGAGATTATTGAAACAATAGCGTGTTCAAAAAAAAGGAGACGCAGATAATGTGTACTTTCTTATCAGCGGTTGTCATGGGAATGAAATAGAATTTGATACAATAGACAGTGCAGTTGATTTTTTGACAGACCATGGATGTTTGAAAGAGGACATTGAATCTTTTGTGTTTCTTGAGAAAAAAATTGTAGAGAAACAGGTAAAATACATAGTGCTGTAAAAGAGGTGATTATGCAGACATTCTTATGTGAGATGCCATATCAAGGAGCAATTCATACGGGAGGAGCTTTAATAGTATTGTTATTTGTGCCAGCTATTGAACATCTTGATTACAAGCGTCTTGGTAAACAACGCATTGAGGCTCGTACCATATACGATATCAATACCGGGGCTAATAAAGATTGGGATAACCCGGGTGCATGGGCTAACCATCCGGCAGTAAAGATGTGGAAAGGTTACGAGAATACTCTTGCTCTGTATCATGATACTTGTCTTATGGTTTGGGAATACAAGGGGTACAAAAATAACATGCCACGGCTCAATGATTATACTTTTAATAATATTATCATTCCTGACTGGTATACTATTGATCTTGTAAATAGTCATCGTTCCAACTTGTTACGTAAAGATCCTGTATTTTATGGTCAATATAGATGGGATGTTCCTGATAATTTACCGTATGTGTGGGGACAAGGGAAATCTTAACAATAAATTCAACAATAAATATTATATAAAGGAGACTGCCGTTGAAAGAATACCTGATTACACGTCTTGGGCGTATCAAGAAACTGTATCCTGAAGTGAAGAACTATACCATTGCGGATTATCCGAGCGGTGGTACATTTGTCAGGCTCATCGGACATGATGATGATGTGATAGCAAGTGATGTTGTTATTACTGAACTTCAGTTTACTATGTTTGAAAAAGTGCTTGATCAGGTATTGAATTACTACAAACACAAAGAAGCTAATCCTTATTTATCGTTTAAATCCTGAAAGGTCGAGGTGGAAAGCCATGTCTAAAGATGATTTTATGAATAAAACTGAAAATGAATTGTTTTGGATAGTATTTGTTTTTCATAAGAAAGATAGCTGGATTACAGATGAATCAAGAGAGAAACTTAGATTATGCCATAGCGATAGTGGTATAATTAATTATGACTTTTATGACAAGTGTTGTAAAAAAAGTACGTGTACTATTCATAATCCATCAGAGTGTCCAGCTATTAAACAATGGGAATGGTTAAAATCGTTGACTGGCATATCGTATAAAATGAAATCAAAGGAAATTGGACGTATTTTGTTGGGAGAAAGACCGGTACCGTACAACACAACATTAAAAACTGACATTATACACAGTACACAATATTATGCATTGACTAATGATGAATATAATATATTATACGAGCGTATGAAAGATGCAGTAGATATTCCACCCGAAGTATTCAATGCTTGGGCTAATGGAAGTAGGTGCACAAATCATGATTATTATTCTTTTGAACATGGTGGTTCTATTGTAGACATGCATATCAGCAGACAAAAAAGAAAGGAACAGTGTACTGGAGTATGCCCGTATAGAGACGAATGTCCGGTGATGTGGTATTGGAATAATATCAAAAAGAAATTATCAAACAATTATAGTATTTAGGAGATAAAGGCATGGTAAAACGCGGAGATATTGGACACTATACCGGGCGTACTAAACTTTTATGTAATCCTGTTATTGTTAAACATCTTGTTGGCAAGGATTATATTGAAATCATTGATCGGAATGGTATGGAGACAGCTATTCTCGTAAGTGAGTTTCGCCCAATGGATAATAAAGATGCTTTTCTGGTTACTTTTAAACGCGATTATGATGCTGCTATACAATGGTATAATATCATCATGGGAGACTGATCAATGGAAAACATTTTTGGAACTGAAGCACCTGATAATAACGAAATGACTGAAATAAATAGAATCCTTACCGAATGTGATGAAATGTGTAAGGTAATTTCATCGTCTGTACTGTATGAACTTACACATGAAACACAACAGCATGGGGATATCCCGGTATCTTTCAACAAAGGGATAAGATATCTTGCAAGTGATGAAGAGACGTTCATGAAAGTTATCATACGTATATCCAAAATATGCTTTACCAATGGATATATCAAGGGTCAGAATGACCTTCTGTCGCAACCTCACATAGATAACTTTAATGTACAGGGTAACGCATGACATCATTTCTGTTCAAATATACCCCTAAGATTATCCGTGAATGTGGACTGTATTTTGATGAGTACTATCCTATCATGTATTCATTGACTGTCGGACGATTGGTATTCGGGCTTGATGTGTATTCAATTCAGTACGCGAGACGGTTCGGGGTGGAAATCGTATGGGAACACGGGTGTATCAAGATTGTGGTATCGGTGTATAAAATTATATTGAGTGTTTCATTTATAGTAAGGAGTAAAATATAATGGATTACAATATTGTATCAATCGAATATGCGCAACCAATTGTTCATGAAATACCAGAAATTGAACATACATTCGCACAGCGCAACGGAAGTGGGATATTTGTACCGAGACGCATGTCTGTGATATCTGTAGGAGATGGTAAGTTTGTTACAGTAGGGTTCTATGCAAAAACGTAAAACTCCTAACCCGCTTATTGCTGTTACATTCCCATATGAAGACATGGTAAGAATACTTAATGAACTTTTGATTATGACTGATGAAGCAAGACGGGAAGATATTGAACGTATTAAAAATGGATTTTAAATGTTATGCAGATAAAAAGGGTATAATGATATGGTTAAGAAAAAAGTAATCAAACAAGTAAAACCTGTACCTGTACCTCAGGAACCTGAAGTAACACGCGCTCAGAAGATCAGTGAGCTTATCGAGTATGAAGTATCCAAGATGTCGAAGAAAGATGTCATGGACTTGGTGCGTAGTGTAATCAATGACAGTTATATTGGGACAACTGATGACAAGATAGATGATATATGGCAGGAAACTATCCATCGGAGGAAGAGAACGTGTCAATAATTACCAACAAGACATGGCAGGAGATGAACGAATCTGATATATATAATCGAGAACTAAGAAGCTTCCACTGTAATCATGTTAATATTAACTCAAAAGAATGGCGACATATGGCTGATTGTCCTAATATACATAGACCTATCAGTAAATCAGGACGGTACTATCATCCATTGAACTGTCCAAATCAGAACCAGTGCCCAATGATGATCGCATTCAAACAATGGAAATATAGGGATAAAAAGAAATGATAGTAGGGGATTCAGAAGAATATAGAAAATATCTGAATGATATTCATTCAAGGAGTGAAGAATGGGAATGTCTGTCTCATTGTTATTCCAACGACAAAGACCAAAAACTTAAGGGAACTAATTGTGACTTTAGCTTATTCTTTGATGTGTGTTCAAAGTGTAAACAGGCTAATACATGTAAGACCGTAATAGGATATGTTAAATACAGGAAAGATCATGAAGATAAAATACAGACGTAAATATGACAAGACGATGCATTTTGAGTACAAGATGTATCTTTGGTGCTGTAATGAGAATGGTATTGAATGGACAACATGGGATAACTGTAACAAGAAATATTCTGATCAAAGCAATACAGATAAACTAAGAGATTATATCAATAAACCAATAAGATACTGTCTTAAAAAGTGTGATTCAGTCAACACATGTATAACTATGATACGGTTTAAGAATAGTAATTATTATCGGAGTGATCATGAAGATTGATGCTATTATGTGTGGATTCGGAAATTACTTAGTCGCACTGAACACATTAACTCCAGAATGGCAAAAATGGATGAAGTGTTTTAAATATCCAAATCCTAACTTGTCAATAAAGGCAAGAAAGATTCGGTGTTTAACTGAATGCAAAAAGTCGAATCAGTGCCCACTGATGATAGGATATAAACAGAGTTCATGGTATCAGTCATATCGTGAAGAGGTGAATAAGAATGGATAAGTTTGATGATATAATAGTCAATATGTTTTATGATTTTACGAGTTACTGTAAATTTGAGTTGTATAGCAACCAAGCAGACAGATGTGATGGTTTAAACTATACTATCTGCATCAAATGTAATATGTGTAATCAATGTGAATTTATGATCGAATTTAAAAACTGGTTATATAACAAACCTACAAATTCCCATGAATATACAAACTATAATAAATTGGAATCAACATATAGAGAAACCATCAATAAAAGGTTAGGTAAAAGTATATGAGACCATATGATATAAACTATATTATTCAACAGATGCAGATGGTTGGTGGAATTATTGATGATATATCAGAAGAACAGGACAAGCAGTACCAGCAGGAAACAGCTAAGATAGAACGTGAAAAAAAGGACAGGACTTACCAGATTGATCCTATGTGTATAGGTATAGTTGATGGTGATTATCAGGAAGTATATAGTACCATTGAAGTCATATCCATGTGTGATAAATGTCTAACGTATTTCGAGAAGATCGAAACAGCCGAAGGGGTAAGTAGCAGGGCAATGTCTATGATTACCAACATCAAAGGCGGTATATTGAGACTGCGTGAAATAATCAAGGAAGAAAATCCTATCGAACAGGAGTAGATTATGGATAAACACTGGGAAGAGATCATCAAGAACATTCTACAAAAGAATGAGACTAAAGGGTTCTATTCAGACAACATGTACGATGCCATACGAGAAAGTCCTGAATCTGTCATAGGTGAAGAGTTCTTTGAAGGTATGGATGAAGAAGTTAAGAAAATTATTGTGACATTATCGGCAATAGTAAGTTACTTCGTCATGAAAGAAGGGAACAATATTTCTGTATCGCTTAGCGAACTTGACAATCTGAAAAGAAACTGTGGTGGACTTGGCATAATGCTTGAAAACAATAACACGTTTATATTAAGAGTATTCAACCCAGATGACGATAATGAAAAAGATGAATAATGTATGCAGTGGTCGGACGATGAATGGAGATCGAGAAAGCCGTTCCATATTGAATATGATGGACTGAACAAGGTATATATAATAGATTGTAATGGCCAACTATATGGTATATATTTTTCAAGGGATTTTGCTGAAAATGTATGCAGAGCGTTGAATAATAATAATGGGAAATAAGGGGGTTCTATGTCAGGGTTACAATATAAAGATGGTAATAGTGCTATAAGAGCGTTGGTCAGACATGAAAGTGGTGAATGGTATACATATCTTTCCGGGATACATGATTCAGTAACATATAAAAATGGTGTCATGGGACATGATTATGATACTCAACATGCATACTTTAAATCAGTACAGGATAAACATGGACATGTATATGTACTTATGACATGCAGATTTAGTGATTCATCACACAGAAGCTGTGTTATTACTGAGTTTTATTGTCTTGAACCGGATGATGTAAAAGATGTAACTTTCATAATATGCCCAACTATACATATTGATAATAATGGTGGGAATGATGAGTTGCAGACCGAAATACATTCTTATGTAAATAAGATAGAAACGCTTATGAAGAAAGGAAAGGCATCAAAACGTATCAATGGATATGCATATGCGTATGGTGTGATAAAGCATGCCGAAAAGTACATTAAGATGCGCGGTGGATTTGATAAAGTAAAGAAAGTGTTAAGGGGATGTGATGCAGATGAACAGGCACTTTCAAAACTCAAAGAGTATATAGATCATAAACAGTTGTATGCATTTCAGGCTGTCAAGAAAGATAAAAAGATGTTGCAATCAAAATATAATCATGGTCAAATACTGGAACAGAATTACGCTGTCATATATAAAAATTCAAACCTTGTTGAAGATATTGTATTTACAGATGGTAATCCATATACGAGAATGGCGGTATACTGTATCAATGAATTATACATTGCTGATTATCTAACATATATTACAGATGATACTATATTCAGTAAGATACTTGATGTTAAGTTTGCCGATATGAAGAAAGGGATACATTTAAATATTGATCAGAAATTTAGTGTAACAATGGACAATCATTCTTGCAAGCATCTATGGCAACAGCATGGATATGCAAGGATTGATGGTGAATGTGTATATGTCACTCAGGAATATATTATCCATAAGGCAGACTTCAAGCGTGTACTGCAAAAGGCGAAGAAACTTTATGGCGAACTTGAACAAATGCATGATTATGATGATGACTGTTCGAGAACCAGCAATGGTGAAAGTTTCGATGATCAGAATATTCCTCTATACAGTCTGCCAAAAGTCGGATGTGATGTGATGATGACAGACGCACAAATAGAAGAATATGGAACATCAATGGATGTCAATGTATACTTCGATCATGGCAAGATACTTGAGAGTAATATAGAAATTTCCAAATATACATATGATAATATATTTTTACATTATCAAGATGCAATCAAACTACTCGAAACAATATAACAGTTAAAGGAGATATTAATTTACTATAAGTGTTGATGTACAATAAATAATAAAATTATTTAACGCAAGGATGGTGCTATGAGTAGAAAATATCAGATCGGTTCAATATTCTGCCAGAATCTTGAATTTACAGGTGCAAAATACAAACATCTTCAAACAGGAAGGCAGTATACATGGATCATCACAGACTATAAGGAAATATGTGAAGACGATCTAGCGTTTGAACTCGATGAGTCCGGTAATCCTTCTGATATACAGGTTCCTATGGGGTGGATAGGGAACGTGATGTATAAGGTTGTGACTCTTGAGAGTTATATTAAAAGCAATAACGGTATCCCTGCTGATATGATCGGGAAGATGGTAAAAGAGGATTTGCTCAATGTTCTCAATGAGGTTGACCATGAAGAATCAGAAAAGGGAACATATAAATCAAAGACAAAAGATCAGCTTATCGCTGTGCTGTATGACAAACTTACCGGGGCATTCGAAGAACAGGAAACTATACGGTTATCCGATGGCATGTTAGATGAACTTGCCAAACAGCATGGTAATGATGGTGCAGGAGCAGGAGGGAACATGTCTCCTGCAATGATGAGAATGCTTGCCGAAATATTTTCCGGTTCTCTTGCAAGTGTACTCACTGATAAGTTGAATCCCATTACGCGTCCTGAATTAAATGATCTTATCGACACAAAGATTGAGGCATTAAGCCGTGTAAAGATTATTAAAATCTGTGATGAAGTGAAGAACTATGAGGTTGAACTTGGTAAACAGCACAGGGATTTTGATACCATTCTCAGGCTTGCACAAATGAGGCTTGATACATTTCTTGTCGGGCCGAGTGGATCAGGTAAAACATTTGTTGGTGATTCGGTAGCCAAAGGTCTCGGATTGAAATTCTATTTTACTTCTGTCGGGTTACAGACCACAAAGTCAGACCTCATGGGATATCTTGATGCTCATGGGCAGTATGTTCCGTCTCATCTTCGAAAGGCATATGAAAATGGTGGGTTGTTCCTGCTTGATGAAATTGATGCTGGCAATCCTAATGTGCTTACTGTTATCAATGCACTATTGTCCAATAATGTAGGTTCATTTCCTGACCAGATCATCAAACGTCATGAAGATTTTGTATTCATGTGCGCAGGTAATACATATGGTCGTGGTGCTGACCGTAAATATGTTGGACGTAATCCGATTGACGGTGCTACTCTTGACAGGTTCGTCGTGTTCAATTTCGACTACGATGAGAATCTTGAATATGATCTTGCCCCCAATAAAGATTGGTGTCGTAAGGTACAGCGTATCCGGGCAGCGGTATACAAACTTGGAGAGAATGTTATCGTATCAACTCGTGCCATTATCCGTGGTGGTGTACTGCTCTCCAATGGTTTCAAGGATGAGAACGCACTCAAAGATATGCTTATATACCGTGGGGTATCAAAAGATGTTAAGGATAAGGTTGAAGAGCAGGTAAAATAAATTACAAAGGAAAGTACATATGGCTGTAAAAAGTGGCGGACAAGAAATTCATATGTATACTGTCAAGGAACTGTATGACTTCGTGAAAGATACACCTGAATCACATCATTCACGTGAATATAGTAACCATGATTTCTGTAAGTATTCATGGGATGAAGCTATAACTATGTTGAAGTATGGGTGGCACGAAGGAATAACAAAGATGAAGTATGCAATGGACAAGATAAACGCAAAGCTTGATGAAGTTGATGGTATGGGTATTCTTATGGACACCGAAGGTGACTATCTTGATATAGGGTCATACCTTGCCGGAATACCTGAATGCTTTGCAAAGGTGATACCAGCTGAAGGATTTAAGCGTATTATCCCTGTATATACTGGCGCATCTGTAGTGTATAGTATATCTCAGGATAATATATATAACCGTGGTGCAGCAATTATGGCTCTTGTTGAGAGATTACTTATGACACATAGAGTTGACCTTGTTGTATATGAGTTTGCAGAAGATGTAGTTGGGTCTAAACATATCGAAGCATACTTCCATATCGACACGGATAATGATTTCTCTCACGACAGCATGGCTTTCTATGTTGCAAACCAATCATTCCTTAGGCGTATCATGTTTTCACTTGATGAAAGGGTTTTTAATAGATCTAATTGTGGTGGATATGGTTCTGTAAACCAAAATTATCATCCGGAGCTTCCAAAGGATTGTATTCATTTTCCTGCAATGAAACCGGGAGCTGAAGCAGACAAGTTTGCAACAATAGACAAAGCCAAGGAAGAGGTTCAGAGGATACTGAATAAGGTAGCGGAAGACGACAAGAGATATAAGCTCGAAGCTGAAGAGGCGCGTGTATAAATATAAAAAGTACCTGAGCGCACGCAACTTTTTGTCGCGCAACGTTTTACGTTTTTTTGCTTGACTTTTCGCACGTTTTTTTGTATATTGCGTAACGTGCGGTCGCGCCCCCTGTTAAAGTATGGAGAACAATATGGATAATATGGATAATGATAAGAAAAACAAAGAGTTCTTTGCCAAAATATTTAAAGGCAATGAGCATGATTTTAGCCGTCCGATAGTTGGTATGTGCAGTGGTAAAAAGAGTGGTAAGGAAAGACCGAAAACAGTTGAAGAACTGAGGAAACAAATGCAGGATGATGGTATGCCTGAAGAACTCATCAATACAATGACTGATTTTGATGGTAATTTGGGGAGTGGATTTTCACTTATGATAGCCAGTTCAATAGGAGAATATGCTCAGAAATTGATAGAAGATGAGATAGCTGGCAAAGAAATTGATAAGTCCAAACTTGTCTGTATCATCGCATCAATGGCATCTATGATTCTTCTTATGCATAGATATCTCGTTGATAAAGAAAAAGGAGAATAATATATTATGGATATGGATGCGTTCAAAAAACGTCTATCAGACAAAAGCAGTGTTGTCGATGATGATCATCTTAATCATATATTTGATAATATACTGTCTGTCGGTGCTCTGTCTGCAATGCTCAAAGATCGTCGCTCCAAGGAATCAATGAACAAGGTAAAGGCATCTGTAGAAAAGGCGACAAAGAGTTCGGATGCACAAGATATTATTGATATCCTAAGTGAGATGATTCCAAGAGTGATGGATGATATAGCCATAGCACTGTTCGGGTTGTATCAGAAGCTATACAATGATGGAAACAGCATCAGTGATATGAGGATTCAGATGATAAGGTTCATCAAACGGATGGATGATATTGAGAAGGGCAGGAAGACCATTGCTATAGCTGCTGAACTTCCTGAATCTGTTGAATCCCGTGAACCTGAACATATTGAACCTGTTGACGCTGAGCATGACAAGAAGGATGACGAAACAACGGAGTAAAAAAACAACAATCTTATAACTCTTACAATTCACAATTAAACTCAGGAGATCAATATGGGTAAGCTACATGAACTTCTTGCAGTAGAAGCCGACAAAGCCAACGTCTTCAAGGCTGTGGTGGATGAAGCCAAAGTAACATTCACTAAACGCAGTGAGCACTTCTTCGGATTCCAGAAACGCCTTGAGTATTTCGATGAGGAAGAGAACGCAAAGTCCGGTACTGTGGATATCAAAGAGATAGACACTACTGTATACGACAAACTCGACTGGGTGGGTCAGCAATTCTCCGGGTACATTGATGTTGTACTCCAGAAAGAGAAGACAAATCAGGAAGCTGTCGCAGACCTCGAAATTGACGGTGTTGTAATAGCGAAAGACCTTCCGGCAACATTCCTTCTCGGTCTTGAAGAGAAGATGAAACGAATCAAGGATATGATCCTAACAGTTGGTACTCTTCCCCCGGGAATCAAATGGGAAAAAGACCCGTCGAAAGGTGAGCACATATACAAACGTGTCGAACCTGAGACCACGTTCAAAACAGAAAAGACATTCATGCACAAGGTTCTCTATGATGCTACCAAGGAACATCCTGCACAGATAGAGAAATGGAATGTCAACACAAACGTTGGTAAGTACATTACCGATTCATGGAGCGGATTGATTTCTCCTGCCAAGAAAGCAGAGTTGCTTGAGCGTGTGGATAAATTGATTCAGGCAACAAAGAAGGCTCGTATGAGAGCCAACTGTACTGAAGTGAAACCAGCATCAATCGGAAATGCGATATGCAGGTTCATCAGCGGAGAAAAGAAGGAAGGAAAGTAATATACGGTGGCGGGATTGCGGGATATTCTAATGGTTAAGATGCTTGGCTCATAACCAAGAGATTGTCGGTTCGAATCCGACTCCCGCTACCAAAAAGGAGATAAATACTATGGCTGGTGGTCAAGGAAAAAATTCAAAGAAAAAAGGACGCAACCTGAAAGCCCCATCCAAACTTCGGTATGATGCGGAGAATCGACAGGTCAAGAACAAGGCTCGCAAGATTATCAGGCACATCAAAAAGTACAGTGATAATCTCGGCGGGATTGTTGTCGCTGATATCAAACATGCCGATGTGCGGAAGACTGTCAACAAATTTATATCTGGAATGAAATAATGAGAACAGAAAAAGCGAAAGGTATTATTGATAATATTATGCGTGACAACCCAGATGTTCGGATTGCATGCGATTTGATCAAAGAACATATTACATCTTGTCATATTGACATATCAGATTTTAAAAAGATATGTTTGTTATTGACTGTAATATCAGAAAAGATTACAAATAGCAAAAGTATTTTAAGTTCAGGAGAACTATTGGCTGCTTGTGCTATGGCGTATTATGAATTAACTATAGAATAAATAGTAACAATGGGCTAAACTTATCGCTAGTATCAGTGTTAAATGACCATAAGAACCTTGTGTTCGTAACAATGGTCGACTTAGTGTTGGTGTATTGCCCAACAAGTTTATTGGTTGATGTCGGAATCAAGTAGCCGGGTATGTATTCTAAAACAACATTGAAATGCAGGTTCGAATCCTGCTTCAGCCCCCAAAAAAATACATGGCTGAATCGGATCAATGGTAATCCGCAATGTTACTGTAAAACTGAAATGCATGGTTCGGTGAAAGACTGGCTTGAAAGACCACTTGTAAAGTGCTAGCTCAATGGTTGAGCAATGGCTTCTACGCCATCTGTTGTGGGTTCAATTCCCATGCACTTGTCTAATATCAGGACTTGAAATCTTGATGGTAAACAAGACTATGTGATCGGGGGGCATCAAGGGAAGGGTGTCCCCCACTAATTAAAGGTATATTACATGATATCTATAAATGAAAGAAAAGTTATTACGATAGAATTACAATGGGAAACCAATGAAGATTATAATTTGCTTAAAGAAATATATAATTTTATCAAATGTAAATTTGAGAATGAACTTTATAATCTTGAAATTAGTATATATTTCACTACTTTTTTAGAAATAAATATTAATCTTGGGAAATATGATATGGAGTTATATAATAAAGTTATGTTGTCTATAATAAATACATTTCATATATGATAAGGAGAACAAGATATGACACTTGATGACTATGTTGCTATTGCAAAAGAATTATACGATAGGCTTGTCAAAGATAGTGCTATTGATGGAGAGTCAATCTTTCATGTATTATTTTCTTTTGCTGACTTTGCTACAGATCATCCAGAATTATCTAAAGAAGAACTTTTTTTGATTGCTGGAATGACATCCGCACACGCAGTTGATAAACAGAAGAAACAATAAGAATAATATTATATTAAGCTGGTGATAACAATGGATACCAAAAGGTACGATGTGGATATACGATACAGAAAAACATATACAGTTAACTGCGGTGTAGGAAACGCAAGTGAACTGTACGAAGAACTGTCAAGGAAGTTCTATGAGAACATTGACGATGTAACTGTAGTGTTCAGTTTTGATCATGTTGACGTGGAAATAGATAATATATCAGACATGCATGACCCAAAGATGCAATTGTATTCAGATAAATTTTATGATACAGTAAGGCAATTAAAAGAAAAGTATACGATTAAACAATAAGGGTATAAGGTAGCACAACATGAAATATCAGATACGCAAAACAGACGAACACTATGATCATCATAATGTGATATTCCATGACGATGATAAAAATGTAATTAATGGACTTGGTTATATCGGTAAGATTCGTAGTACAATTGGATTGATTAAATGTCCTGTATGTAACAGAGAGAATTACGCTTTAAATGTAACAACTGGTATATGTACATGGTGCGGATTTAATCTGAATACATTCATTGATGGAGAATATAATGAAACCAGTAATGATTAAGAAAACAAGAAGGCGTGGACGTAATGCATCTGAACATATGTCAACGCGCATGACGCGGAAATATTTTTGTAACGCGTGTTTCGCAGAGATACCTACTATACTCACAAGGTTGATGTATGTACCCAAGCGTAGAAGGGTATGCCCGTTCTGTGGAAAAGAACTTCTCAGGATGTTGAAACATGGTGGCAGAGCGAATAAAATAATCGAGATGGTAACTGATGGTGTTATGTAAATAACGGAGTGTGAGCGATCATCTGTCCACCGCCCGGCACGGGAGAGCAGACAGCGGTTCACAATGGTCGCTCCGCTCCACATTGTTCACCTTGTCGTGCCGGGCTAGTATATAGGGTATTGAAATGAAACTATGGATGAAAATAATAATAGCAATAGCAGTTATCATTGTACTGTTATTCGTCATTGATATCGTTTCAATATATCTGATACTCCACACAATAGATTATATAAATAGCGTAGTATAATTAATAGCACAATTACACAATGTAAAATCAAAAGGAGAACACAATGGAAATTTATGAGTACATTCGCAAAGGTGATCATTACAAGATCAACCACGAAACAGGCGAGAGAAAACTGATCAAGAAGGGTCAGAAAGTCGGTGTTCTATTGGCGACAATAGACGACAAGAAACTGCATGAGCGTGTTGGATGGAGTAAGTGTAAGATATCAGGAGAACACGCTGATACATTCGACAGGGAACGCGGTCTTACAATAGCTCGTGGAAGAGCAAATACAGGGAACTGGGACACCATCAATGCAGAATTCTTTGTACCGAATTCAATGTCGGACAAGATGCAGAAATTCTGCCGGAGAATTGAAAAGATTCGGAATACAATGCAACGCAATTACGAGAAGCAGGTCAGATACGGTCATGAAATCCCAGAAGGGCATGTGATTCACGGTATGGTTAGTGATGAAAATTTGGAGTATACGTGAACGATGGAGACTTCGAATGGATACATACGTATCAATGATATTGTAGTCTGTTGCTGTGCAAGCACTCCTGCAATAGGCAAGGTCATTGAGTTCTGTAATGACGGGGTATGTGGGTTCAAACAGAACGTGACTATAAACTGTACAAAGAATCCGCATCCAAAGAATGGGTATTGTACTGTACATATCAGCGCTCTCAGACTGGCGACACCTGAAGAGGTTAAGGAGTATGAGAAACTTGTCAAACAGGGAGAATAGTATGGATTTGATTACTAAAGATAGTAATTATTGTTGTGATAAATGCAAATATTACAGGATGATAGATTCAGGTTATGGTCATTGTATTGCTATGCCTCCACAATGGATATCATATAAATCAAATATTCAATCTCCAATAACCGGTTTATTCACAAAGCCAGAAATGCAATGTATATATCCAGAAGTAAGATGGGATACATTGCCTTGTGGGTTTTATAAACAGAATTCATGATATTGGATATCATCTGTACACATGGTTTCTGTGCCGATTGCATGAT